CTGTCTAGGCGGCCTTTGCTAGGAGGGACGTAATCGGGAGAGCCCGGCAGATCGTCCTCGTATGAGTCGTCGGCAACACTTTTTAGCTGAAAGGCTTCAGAGTTTGCTCGGAACGGTTCAAAGGACGGACGCGTCAGATGGAAATCAAGAGATTGACTTGGTACGGAAGTATTAAGTGCATACTCACACCCTTTTAGGTCATTTAAAGCGAGCGACACCGCGCTTGGGCCCCACCGGCGACAGAGTCTGTATCGTGATGACTCTTTCCGCAGACGGGAACGGGAAATCCGTAGACGTCCTTTGCGGGCACGGGGGAGCACTCCTTCATCGATCTCTCCACATGACCAGTGCTCCTTGACTTCATCGAGCGTGACCCCAATGGGCTCGCAGGATTCAGGCAGAGGACCGAATGGAAACGCCAGGATAGCTTCAACACGGAAGGTGTCCAAGCAAAGAGCTGCTTCGTTCAATTGAACCGGAGTAACTTTGTAGCGGAAATTCGGAGGGCACTTGACGCCGAGACCACCGAGGTGGTACGGGATGAAGAGGTTTCGACCTCGCGTGATCTGCGCGAGTTCGGCGCTGTTGTATGAAATGAAACGTCGGAGAGCCGCCGCAGGGTCCATGGCACCAGCGGTGATTACGTTCATAACAGCGGGGAGTCCATTTTGTAGATCGGCCTCATCGGTATCGGTTCCTTGCATAGCTTGGATAGCGTCTCGCAGGGACGAACGTGCTGCATGCGCACCTTCGTTCTTGTTCCCCTGCACCTTATGGCGATTGTGAATCAAGCCAGTAGGTAAATAGTCGCACTGGCGCCAGGTTTTGATTTTCCCGGTGCCTTGATTGCAGACAAAGAGGACGCTATTCATGGTGGCAGCGTGCGTGCTGAGATAGCACTTGCCTGTACTCGGGATAAAACCAAGCTGACGGGCGGCACGCGACTGCTCGACCCACATCTCCGTTGAATCGGAGGAGTAGGCCATATCGTCGCCATTCACCAAAGGATCAACAGTCACTTCACCGATCCGATGTTCAGCTAATCGGAGGGAAAGGAGGTTGAGGAGGCAAAGGACGACGAAAGACATGATCGAACCCATCAGCTGCCCGTTGATCTGTTTGGCAGGCGAGAGTCCGACTGTGTGCGGGCAGCCCCATGGTCCATGAGGATAAAAAAGTTCGTGAGGTCCATAGGCCGCGAGGCAATACTCCTGATGGAAGGAGGAGAGCCTCGAGCGTGAAAGGAGTTCTCGGAGGATGTCGTATCCGACGGCTTGACTTGAATTGTCAGTGGCGCCGCGATAATCGACGGATGCGACATACTTCTTCGCGAAGCAGTCTTGAACATCCAGAGGATCAATCGGACGGCCGATCAGACGGAAACAAGGTATCTCTTTCATAGCTTTCCATATTGCGACTTGGACTGGCTTACAGATCCAGTAAAGCAAGGCTGGTCCTTTTGAGATGACCCGAACTTTAAGAGGTTCGAGGACACCCTGGATTCCAGCTTGAGGAACGATTGTAGAGAACACGTACGGATCGAGCTCGTTGGGGCAAAGGTTGGTTTCGGAACGGATCAAGTTCCACCATTGGGCGTCTTTGTAAACCGTGTAATCGACGTAGGTCGAAACAACACAGTTGAACTGTCGAGGTAGACCATCGACATAAGGAAAGAAGTCCATACGGTGGATCTGGACTTCTCGAGACAAAGGACACTCACCTCGCCCAAAGCGATATCGGATTGCGGCTAGCTGGCCGCCATCACCCCGGGAGGCTTCAACGCAGGCCGTTCGCTTGGGAGCGACGGCCTCGGCAGGCATCAGTTCAGAGGAGTTCATTACCTCCGCGATCGTGGTGAGCTCGTGCTCGATCAGCGAGAGATGCGGACGCCAGAGGCCGACGTTTTGTTCATCAAAGACGTCGACGTGGTCGTCACGAACGCAAGGATCCGGTTTGGTCAGGGTCGCGCGATGCGACTGATAGACCGAAAGCAGAAACGAGTCGGTAACAGGCGGTGTGTTCCGTTTCACCTGAAACCATGAGTACCAGAGGTGCGCATTTCGAAAACGTCGGTCTTGAAGGCGGACCTTCCACCAACGACCGAAATCGCCCCTAGGTGTGAAAGCAACGTGGCCCTGAGGAAGAGGCACGGATTCACATTCTGGAACTTGACCAATAAATGCACCCTGCATGTAGCGGGCGAGCGGAGCAGCCGTGAGGTACTTCGCGTGCGCTGTCGCAGCAAGAGGGTCCGTGAACTGACAAGAGTGGCTGACAAAATGGTGAAGAAGCTGATCACAAGCAACATCAACAAGTCGGCAATTGTGGTCGTTCAGTACAAGGATGAACCCCTGGATTAGTTCCAGACAGAGGTTCCTTTCGTACTGACGCTCCGCAAAAACTCTACAGAATTCGCGAAGGCTGGGTCGGAGTGCTTCGTTGCACTCCATCTCGGCCAAAATTTTATCGATCTGATTCAATATCAGAGACATGTTTTAGCTTACCAATTTACACGGGGTTAACTTCGTGATGGTTG